CTAGTAATGTTTTAAGAACTTTTAGGATTAGGACATTTTTCAAAAAGAAGAATCGTTGTTCACTAAAATATCGGATAGAACAACGATATTAGGATAGAGAGCTTAGGACAAGAGAAGATCCGAGGATAAAGAACATATACTACTAGAAAGAGAAAGCAAGCGGTATGCCATAAGGAACTTAGTATCAGGAAATATTTTGGTTTACAAATGGCAATTTATGTGATACTGTTTGGATAGGAGAACTTGTATGGAAAAAGAGTACTTTCGGGGAAATGCCAGAAAACTCGAGGACTTGGATCTTCCAAGAATCGGGAAAGAGATTGGCGTGGGCGAAGATGTCATCCACATGCTGATTGAAGTGGAGACTCGAGGAACTGGATTTGACAAGCAGAAACGGGTTATCATGCTTTTCGAACCTCACATTTTTGACAAGATGTTGAGGAAGGATCCGGAAAAACGCCAACGTGCTCGGTCTCAGGGATTGGCATATCCGGAATGGGGGACACGAAAATACCCTAAAGACAGCTATCCTCGATTTTTGGAAGCCTGTGAAATTGATGAGACCGCCGCATATGCTTCTTGTAGTTGGGGTCTTGGTCAAATCATGGGAATGAATCACAAGATGGCTGGGTATCGTTCTCCTCAAGCAATGGTCGAGGCTTTTGCAGAATCTGAGGCAAACCAACTGGATGCCATGGTAGAGTTTGCCAAGGCCGCTAATATCGATGATGACCTCGCAGTCATCGACCAAATTTTGAGGTCTGGGCGTCAGGTCACTCCTCAAGACTGTATTCCTATCGCGCGCGGGTGGAACGGTTCCGGGTTTGCCAAACACAATTACCATGGACGTCTCGCCGCAGCTGCAAATAAATGGCATCGAATCAAGGACACTCCGTTCACTACTTCCGATTTGATGGGTAGGGCTAAGGAAGAATCCAAGATTTCCGATGCTAAGTCCCAAGTATTTGAGGAAGATGAAATTTCTGCTGAGACCGAAACTATTAAGGAGGCGGAAAACAAGGAAAAAGGGGTCACCACCAGTACTCTTCCACCTGAACAAACTGAGGGAACACCTCCACCTACTCCAGCAGTCGAGATTAAGGCTTCTCAACCCAGTCTTATGAGCCGGATTTCTGCCGTAAGTTTTCCTACTGGAGCTGGAGCTGTAATTTTGGCAATTAAAACTTTTGTGGTTGGAATTCCTCCTTGGGGATGGGGAATTATTGGAGGATCTTTTATCATTCTTTGTCTTGTGGGAGCTTGGCTATATAATGAAAGCATGAAACGAGCAGATGCAAGAACGGCCAGAGCTTCTGCCGCTGCTGCTGACAAAGACAAGAACAATATCCGTTACATATAGGAGAAATATGGACCTGAAAGCCAAATTCAACTCCATTCCCAACCCTATTAAGTGGTTTGTCGGGGTGGGATTAGTCGTAATACTGGCAATCTTGCTCGTTTTCAAAGGACAACAAGTCTGGAATGGAATCGGAAACAAAATCTTCGAGTGGAAAATTGGGAAGAAACAAGAAGAGGTAAATAAAGATCTTGCCGATGCTGCCAGACAGAAAGTTCTTCTTGAACAATCACTTAAAGAACTGAAAGCCGCTAAGGAAGAATTGACAGCGGCTAAAGCAGAAACAGACCGATTGAAAGGCATATTCGATGACTCATCCAAAAATTCGGCTCAGAAGGTTGCTGAGTTCAAAAAAGCTGTTTCCGACAATCCTGTCCATACTCCTACTGACAATGTTACCACTGAGGACCTTTGCGCAAGGGCCAAGGCCATTGGTAGTTCGCCAGGAACAATCGCAGCCGTGTGCGGACAGTGACAAGAGCGAACGTTGCCAGTTAAAAAGAGCAGTAAGTGCGGCTCTGGACGAAATAGAGAAACTTCGATTTGACCTCCAAAGAGCAAGGGATGCAATCGCCGCACAGGAGAAAACCATTCGAGATGCTGAAGCAGTTCTTTCAGCGGCGACCAGAGAAAGGGAAGCATCAGATAAAACTATTGCCGCAGCACAAAAGGTCATCGATCAGCAACAAGGACTTATTACCACGTATGAACGAGCGATTGGAACCTTGCAAACGATGGTTCAAATGGCCTTGAATCGAGTGGATGTTCTGGAAAAGAAAGTTGACAAGGCAAACGGACGAACAGCAGTGTTGGGAATAATCCTCACCGTTGCCGGAGTGCTCGTAGGATTGAAGAGGTAAAATACCAGATAAAATTCCCCCGATCTTACCCAGAAAGAGAGGATGTGGAATGAAAGTTCGTGTTTCGGGAATATTGGTAATTGGGTTGGCTTTAGTTATCCAAGTTCCAGCTCAACCCTCTCCTTCACCAAGTCCGACTCCTGTCAAAGTTTCGGAGAATGAATTAAAGAAGTCGACGGAAAAATTTTCTGAAGAGCTGGATAAAACAAAGAAGGAATCTAGTGCGGCTCTTGAGGAATCCAAAAAACCCAAAACTACGAAGGCAAAAACGTCACTATCTTCCGTTTCAGTGACAGTTCGAAGGGTTAGGAGAAGAGCTAAACAGGAAAATAAGCCTGTTATTGTTCAAATCCAAAAAACAGTGGAGACAAGCCAAGGTTCTCCGACTGGAGAAATCATTCCCAGGCCAATTATTCCTGTTGAAAAAGTTGAAGGAAGTTCAGTAAAGAGAACAGGAACAAATTTGTCCGTTAAAAAAAAGAAAATGTTTTGGCAGAAAGTCTGGCACATACTCCCATTTAGGTTTTTCGGAGAACACTAAGAAACACCGAGGTAAATGGCGTGGCAGAAAACGGTAAGCCCGAAAATATCCTGTCAAAACTGGCCCCCACTATTCTAAGCATCATGATGGGAATGGTAGCAGCATGGGGAACTTCTCAATATGTTTCAGGGCAAAGAGAAGAACGGTTAAGAATTTTAGAATATCAGATCAAACAACTGGAATTACAAAAAGACCAGTATATGACTCGTCAGGAAATGAAGTATTTTATTGATAGTGCCACAAGGGACCTTTCGCAGATCAGGGAGGATATCAAAGAACTCAGAAATCGGGAGAGGTAAGTTGATCATTATTCCGTATCCATTAAAAGTTGTTCGTGGAATCATAATACTGGTGTGTGGTTCTTTCATGCTTATTGGAGGAATTTTTTCACTTACGGGTCATGGATTAGCACTTCCTTTCTTTTACAAACTTGGTGGAGCTACTATGTCTGTAATGAGTTCGGTTTATGTCACAATTATTGGATTTGTTTTCGTGTTGTTAGGTGCCGCGGAATTATTGGATCGTCAGCCAAACATTCTTTATCGGAAAGAAATGAAGGAAGTCCTAAAATCAATGACTGAAAGGTCAAATGCACATCCAGATGAGATAGAGGCAGCTAAAAAGCTATTGGAAGCTATAAATCGGCATAATACCAGTCAAGAAATCAAGCGATAGGGAAACTGTCATGACTCAAGGACTTAGTAACGACAAATTCAAGAAGAAGAATCCGGCTATTTATCTAGAAGCCAAGGACCAGTATCAGGTTTCCCATAAACAGTGGCTTTTCTGCATGAAATATGTTGGAGAAGCAGAGTGTATAGGATGGAAAGCAGCTGCTCTCTCATATGGAAAAGCCGATGGAATTACTACAGAGGGCGGCTCAATGGAAATCTTGACTGCCAAAAGCATTGCTTCTCAGAATCTCAAGAAACTAAATGTCAGAGCCTTAATTCAGGATCTGATGGGAGAGGTTTCAATGACTGGAAATGAGGTTCTTCACAGGATTTCCACGATTGCGAGGGGAAATTTCACAGATTTGGTTGATATTGGGGAAGATGGGAAACCCGTTCTTAATCTGTCTAAAGCTACTAAAGCTGGAGCTATGCTTCTTATAAAGAAGATGAATCTCGATGCATTCGGAAACTTGAAATCTGTCGAACTACACGATTCATTTGCGGCTCTGGTTAAAATGGGTCAGCACCACAAGGTGTTCGACCGTAATCGTGAAGCGGTCATTGAACCTCGAGATTTGGCCCGTGAACTTTTGGATGATCTTCGTGCCAAGCATGAGGATATTCCCGATCACATGCTGATTTCGAAAGTTTTGGAGAGATTCAGTGGTTCTGGGGTTACAGAAAGTGACCTTATTGAACAAGCCCCTGATATGAACAACTAGTGTCTGTAGCACCAGAAAAACTAAGCCACGTCGATGCTGACATCGATGCCTTTATGGGCCAGAGAGTGGTTCGTAAGGGAAAGGTCCGGAAGTTGACTCCTTATCAACTTCGGGAAAAGCGTCGGTGTAAAAAATCGGCCGTATATTTCATTGTCAATTATGTGAAAATATATGCGGCCAACAATGATATAGCATCAGGTGGAACAGGAAGCTGGATTCCTTTCAAACTTTGGGATGAACAGATTGAAGTTCTGGATATGTTCATTCTGTATTTGCTAGTAATTGTCCTTAAAGCAAGACAATTAGGTTTAACGTGGCTTGCTCTGGCTTACGGATTATGGTTGATGCTTTTCAGGCCAGCCGCAACTATTCTGATATTTTCTCGACGTGATGATGAAGCAAAATACTTGTTATCGGATGAACGCCTTAAGGGTATGTTCAAAGCCTTGCCTGAATGGCTCCAGGAAGATGTTGAAAAGTCTGACCATCACGTTTGGACATTGGCCAATGGGTCAACAGCTAAAGCGTTCCCTACGTCAGGTGGTGACTCCTATACAGCGACCCTTGCGATTGTGGACGAAGCTGACCTGATTGATAATCTTGGAAAACTTCTGACATCGGTTAAGCCAACCATTGATGCTGGTGGCAAATTATTCCTAATTTCACGAGTCGATAAATCAAAGCCGCAATCTTTATTTAAGAAGATGTACCTTGGAGCCAAACAAGGATTAACATCTTGGAAATCCATTTTTCTTCCGTGGAACGTTCGTCCAGAACGTACAATTGAGTGGTACGAAACGGTAAAACGGGATACTCTAGAAAATACAGGAACTCTTGATGACCTTTGGGAAATGTATCCAGCAACAGATGCTGAGGCATTGGCTGCAAAAACGGCAGACAAGAGATTTTTGCCGACTCATTTATTGCAATGCTATTTTACCCGAAAACCTTTGACAGATAATGAACTTTTAAGACATGGAATACCAGCTTTACCTGGTTTTCGAGTGTATATTCCAGCTAAAGTTGGCCGACGATATGTCGTTGGCTGTGACCCAGCAGAAGGCAATCCTTCCAGTAACGACACTGGGATAGTTATCCTTGATGAGATTACTGGGGAGACTTGTGCCGTCATGCAGGGTAAAATCGAGCCATCGACAACTGCCGTGTACATCGACAGAATAGGTCGATATTACAATGACGCGGACGTTATGGTCTTGAGGAACAACCATGGTCATGCTGTGCTCCTTAAGTTGAATCAAGACAGTCATCTGACACTGATCAACGGGCAAGACGGTCGACCTGGTTATCAGGAGAACGAACGGTCAAAAACCTATATGTACGATGTCACGGCAGATGCTTTTCGTGATAAAGATTGTATGGTCTATGATTTTGTGACATACAGTCAATTAACTAGTATTGAAGGAAATACTCTCGCCGCTCCCGAAGGTGAACTTGATGACATGGCATCGGCTTTTGTGGCGGGAATTGTAGGTCGGTTATTGAGAGTTCACCGTCCTGCCCGACAAGACAATTATCTCCATGACGAAGATGATCGGTATGAGGAATATTTGGCTGAAGGGATGGTAGCATAAATGGCAGATGAATCTATTCATAAACGGATTGAAGAAGAACGGGATTTAGCTCTTCCTGAAGCCAAAAATCTGAAATATTTCCGCAATTATGCTCGTGGTAAACAGAAAGCCACCTTAACCGGATACCAGCAATATGTGTTGAGAGGTTTGTTGACCCACAAGTTCTGTGACAACATTTGCAAGAAGATTTTGTCTGAACTTCGAAATCGCCTGAAATTAGCCCGATATGACGTTCCAAATGATGCTGTTCTGGAATTTCTTCGTGACTTTTGGATAAAGAATAAACTTCCACGAGTAGCTTCATCAGTTCATTGGGCTGCCTTGAGAGATGGAAACACGGCAGTTGGTCTCTCATACACTGACAGAGTGGTTCTAACTCGTGAGCGTTGGTGGAATGGAAATTATGGGTTCTTCCTAGCTTATGATGACAATGATGAGCCAACCTATGCTGTTCGAGATTGGAAAACAAAAGAGGGGAAATTCCGAACAGTTTGGTTTCCTGACCATATTGAGAGATACAAACAAGGCGGAGGTCGAGGGTGGACCAAACGAAGAATTGAGGGTGATCCCGAAACAGGTTGGCCAAAATGGCTTGATAAAAAAGGAGAACCTCTTGGAATTCCTTTCGTTCACTTTGCCAATCTTCAAGTTCCTAATGATGGAACTGGGGATGATGGTTCAGATGAACCAGATGCTCACTACGGATTGTCAGAACTCGATGGTGGAATTTTGGGACTTCAGGATGAAATCAACGACGTGCACAGGGATGCTACTTCAAGTGGACGCTTTGCTGGATTCCCGATGATGAAGGGAACTGGAATTACTCCTGCGAAGAAACCTGACGGGTCGGATGGAGATGTTAAGTTTAGGCCTGAACCTGGAGCATTCTTTACCGATACAAATAAGGATGCCAATTTTGACATGATTCAACCGGGCTCATTGGTTGAACTTGAAAGGTTACTCACCATTAAACTTCAGGCTGTGTCACGTCAATCAAGTATTCCGATGCATTTGATTACAGGAGATTGGCCTTCTGGTGAAGCACTTCTCAGATCCGAAATGCCGATGATTGACAAAGCCGAAACGATGGGTACATCATTTGGTCCAGCATGGTCTTCTGT